ATGAACAAGTTGCAGAAGGTTGGATTAGGTTCTTAGATGAATTTGTTGCTAAGCGTAGCAATAACAATTCGGCTAAAATCAATACTTATGAAACTGCAAAGTATTCTGATTATATCAAAGACCTCAATCGCAATCACCTTGCAAGGGAAGACTTTGAAAGCGTATTGAGCAATCGTTACAAGTTCTTGCATGTTGTTTATACAGACAATGACACTTGGTTGTCAAAGGATCCGTGTTTTAAGCCAGTAGAAGAAGTTCTGGGAATAGGATTATTTGAAGGATTGTGATGTGAAGATAGGTGTATTCGGTGATAGTTATGCTGACCCTAATCCCTGGCCGGATACCTCATGGATTCATTATCTAACAAACGAAGGCAACATAGTAATAGAAACTTTTGCATCATCAGGAACCTCGCACTGGTGGAGTTATAAAGAATTCTTAAATAGCTATACTAAATTTGATGTAGTTATTTTTTGTCACACCTCACACAATAGATGGCCATATCTTCCAAAAAAATATCATGGTCGTGAATGGAATATAGGATATGAGGGTAAAAATATTACAACTGATGATTTCCAAAAAAAGATCAATCGGTTCTTCGATGATATATTTGAAACACCATTGTTAGAGTTTATTAGTTTATCGATCATCAAAGAAGTAAATCATCTATGTAGGCGAGAAAATATATATCTGATTAACCTATGTATGGAGACAGATGACCGTGGTATGTATCAATTACCAGAAATAGAATTTCCAGTACTAACCAATCTGAATATGTTGTCGAGGTTAGAGCGTACTATACTAGATGGTAAAGATTATAATACATGTGAGTTATTGTCTAAGTTAAGAACATTTGATGTTCGGGCGAATCATTTGTCTCCTGCCAATAATAGATTATTAGCTAAACTATTGTATAAACTAATAAATGAGCGGGCTATGAATTTAAACATTGATTTGATGTCTAGTAAAACTTGGTCTATGCCATGGGAAGTATATGATGCATCGGTAGATGAAAAGTTCAAAGATATTGAATGGTGGACTTAAAGAAGGAAAAATTATGAAAAAGATTTTAATTACCGGGTGTTCAGGCTATATTGGGTCACACCTTTGTAAGAGATTAGAAAGTGAATATGAGATTTATGGACTAGATGTTAGACCCAACGAACATCCAGTAAAGCAGTTCTTTCAGGTTGATATCAATCGTCCATTAGAAGTTGGCTTTGAATTCGATGCAGTTGTTCATTTGGCAGCACTAGTTAATGTTGGTCAAAGTGAGCAGATGCCCATTCAATATTATATTACCAACTTGAATGGTACTATGAATGTACTGAACAAGATCAATACCAAAAACTTTATCTTTGCAAGCACCGGGGCAGCCGAATCATGCACTAGTGCATATGGAGTCAGTAAGAGAGCAGCGGAAGATGTAGTTCGTGAATACTGCACTGTTCATAATCCAACACCATATACAATTTTTAGATTCTATAATGTAATTGGTACTAGCGGATATGCTCCTACTAATCCAGACGGGTTGATGTATAACCTTATGCGTTCAGAATATACTAGAGAGTTTACTATCTTTGGCAATGATTATGACACTCCAGATGGAACCTGCATCCGTGACTATGTGCATGTTGATGAAATCTGCGAAGCCATCCGCAATGCAATTGAGAATCCTGCAAACAGTATTGAGTGCTTGGGTCACGGCGTAGGTTATAGTGTAAAAGAAATTGTTAGTATTTTTGAAAGGGTCAACGATAGTAGACTTGGAGAAGGAACCGACGAGGCAATTACAGTCAAGTATGGGCCTCGCAGACAAGGTGATATTCCGGTTAGTGTACTAGAAGATGTCTCTACCTATATGAAAAATCTTTATACGATTGATGAGTTACTCCGTCTTCCGTAAAAATATACTTGACATTTATCGTAAACGGTGCTAGTGTAATAATATGACAACATTCAATCATAATATCAAGCGTGTAGGTTTTGCCTGTAAGTGGGCAGAAATTAATCACAAGGGCGAAATCGTTAGTACCGAAGGTCTCAACACCGGCGGTACTACCTATGCATGGGCGAAGCGTAACACTCGCAGCAAGGTTGAGGACAAGATGATTGAGGTTGCTAAGCGCAATATTCTCAATACTCATGCCCTCGTCAAGAAAGTAGCGACACTACCTCCCGAACTGCGTATGCTTCGTCTTACTAGCGATATGTTGTCGTTCTATACTATGGATGAGTACAAGGACTTTTGGGCTAGACAGGACATCCGCAATAGTCTTGAGCGTTGGTTTGCTCCTATCGGTGAGACTGCCCGCGCTAATGATGTTCGTATCAGTTTTCATCCCGATCAGTTTGTTGTTCTCGCAAGTGATCGTGAGGAAGTAGTCAACAAGTCTATTGATGAATTTGAGTATCACGCTGACATGGCTCGTTGGATGGGATATGGTAACAACTTTCAAGATATCAAACTTAATGTTCATATCTCAGGTCGTCAAGGTCCCGAAGGTATCAAGCGTGTTATGTCACGCCTTAGTCCCGAGGCTCGTAACAGCCTCACAATCGAGAATGACGAAATGACATGGGGCATCGATGCAAGTCTTGAACTTGCAGATACTTGTGCCCTTGTATTGGACATTCATCATCATTGGGTTAAGACAGGAGAATATATTGAAAATAATGACGACCGTATTAAAAGGATTATTGATAGCTGGCGCGGTGTGCGCCCTGTTATTCATTACTCAGTTTCCCGCGAGGACTTGCTCACAGACCACTGTAGGGACACTCGACCCCATATTGACACACTGCTAGAATCAGGTCACAACAAGCAGAAGCTTCGTGCCCACAGTGATTTCTTTTGGAACAAGGCTGTCAATGATTGGGCTATGACTCATAATGAATGGGCTGATATGATGTGCGAGAGCAAGGCTAAGAATCTTGCCAGCTTTAGATTGTATGATACATACATCAAGAAAGGTTAAACATGTTTGAAAGTATTAAAAAGTGGTTCAGTCCTCCTTCCCCAGCACCTGAACCTGTACCAGAAGTAAAGAAAGCACCTAAGAAGAAAGAACTAAGTCCTAAGGAAAAGGCTACAGCAGCAGGCGAACCCTATGTTGCTATTCTAAGTGTTGATCTTGATCCTACTGATATTAACAACGGTGCATTTGAACTTGATTGGAATGATAAGTTTCTTGTTAATCTAGTAAAGCAGGGGTATAAGATTCGCCCCGACGATTCAGATGCACAGATTGTTGACCGTTGGTTCCAAACGGTTTGCAGAAATATTGCCCTTGAAGTATATGAACAAGAGCAAGCTGATCCAGATAAGCGAGAAAGTGATATGCGTATCATTCAACAGCGTGATTTGGGCGGCGGCTTTACCGAAGTAAGTTAATGTCTGTTAGATCAGATGCCGGCCGTCTTGCAAAAGCAAAAGGTCATGAATTCGAGCAGGAAGTAGTAGATTTTTTATCTAGCAACCTCAAGAAAACTTTCATTCTTGAAGGTTCTAATACTACTAAGGTTGATGCCCGAAGTTCAGATAACACGCTAAGATACAGCATCAAAAAAACTCCTAGTGGATTGCAGGTGGGATTAATCACCCAGCAAAATTTCATTAATGCACTGAATATTACTGATCCAGATATTATTCGGTTTATAAACGAATTTTTTGGTGGCAACGATTACGAAGAATATAATCGACACAGAAAGAAGATTCATGAAATTGACTCTGCCTTATCTAGTAAATTCTTGCGTTTCTTACATGATTCAGTAGAAGATATTTGTAAGGTTGCAATCACACACGGCAGCTTGAATCAAAGTGACGATGTTAACTTTATCATCTTTCCCAAGATAAAGCATGATGTAAGAACCCTTAAGGCTATCGATGTACATTCTTTCATCAAGGATGTAAAAGAAAACGGTGTTTGGCAATTTAGACCTACTACCATTGATTTATTTGTAAGTGATGTAAAGGTAATGAACATTCAGATGTTTGGTTCCGGTACAAAGTATAGTAGCGGATATCATTCATTGCAGTTTAGAATTACTTGCGGTAAAATTGATGAAAAACATATTAGGTGTATAAATACGTGACCACTAACATTGACAAAAGGTCCGTATTATGCTATCATTACACACTATGACAAAACAATTAATTTTCACAGAACAAGACTTCTTGGGTCAGTTCAATCTACCTAAGGTAACATTTGAGGAGTTTTGTGAAAAGATTAGTGTGTTGAACATCATGGATAAGTCTGGTTCCTTTGCAATCAGGGCTACTCTAAATGACTTTGTTGATAAGGTCTGTAAGAAAGACACTGACACTCGTAAAGAGCGTTTAGAATTATATAAGCGCAATCTATATCGAATCCTAGTCACTGATGCAGAAAAGACTTTGACTAGTTGGTTTATTCGATATGGTGAGCTAAAAGAGAAGGTAAACTTTTACTTCAATATCCCAAATGCGAATATACTTAATGATAAGGTATTTGCAGGTAGAACTAACGCCAAGTATGGCAAAATTTGCAAGAACATTAATTTTGTAAACTTTTACAACACCAAGAAGCTGTATGACAACGATAGCGAATATACCTTTGGATTAATGAAGGTAATGTTCGAAGAATTCAAGATTAGAAATAGTCTTGTTGGCCCTGCTTTCTTTGATCACATTTGCAAATATGAAGGTGATAGCAGTCAGTTTTGGCTAGATTTTATGATCGGTGCCAATCGGGCTAGTATTTTTAATCCGACAACTTATAAAGGCATACTAGATAATATCTTTACAGGTGACACTTTGTTTGCCCCTGTTATGGGTTGGAATGCATATCAATTAGGATTCTATGGTAGCAAGTTTACAAACTTCATTGCAACAGATGTTATCCCAGATGTTGTAGATAATGGCAAACTTCTTCATAATGAATATGAAAAGTTTCAAGACGATAGCATATTTGTCTTACCTGAAAAAAACATTGATCTATATCTATGTCCCAGTGAGCAATTAGATACTCGTCATGGTTTCAGTGAGAAATATGCTGATAGTGTCGATGCAGTTCTTTTGAGTCCTCCGTACTTTGATTTAGAAATTTACCCTAGCGAAGATCAAAGCTTTACTAACTTCCCTGATTACAATAGTTGGTTAATTGGTTATTGGGAAGAAACTGTTAAGTTATGTACTAAGGTAATGAAGCCAGGTGCAAAGCTTGGATTTATAATCAGTAACTATCGCAATGTTGATAAGCAAGAGGTATCTATTAGTCAGGATATGCGTGACATTGCTAGCAAACATCTTACCTTAATTGATCAGTACAGAGTGCAGTGGAGCGCAATCTCTGGCACTAGACAAGCTAAAAAGACTAGAGACGGAAATTACGAAGACCTGTGGATTTTCGAAAAAAGGGCTTGACAACTGCGTAGTTAATGCGTATATTATACATAGTTTAAATAAACTAGAAAGATTACCATGTCTAAGTCTAAGAAGAATTCCGCCGAAGCTGAATTTCCAATCAAGTGGGTACCTAGTAAGGTAAAGGGTACTCGAAAGGTCAATAACCAGTTAGCTCGTAAACCTGGCGAATTCTATGTTAAAACTGTCGCAGAGCGTTTGGAGCAAGTTAATCATCCCAACAATCAAGGTCTGCACGATGCAATTGAGAACTACTACAAAAAAGGAACCACATTCTCTTTGAAGGATCTTCCTAAGCATGCCAAGGCTAAGCTTAAGTTTTTCTTGATTGACGAAGATATCCAGCGTGAAGCTGATGAGGTGCATGTCATGCACATTGTTCAAGGATTTGATCCGCGGCGTGTCAACCCTATTTTTGCAGTCAAATTTCCTGGGGAGGATCATTACCACTGCACAGATGGCCAGCATACTTTAATATCCCTAGCTAAACTTGCTCAAGCTGGATTGATTGATGAAGTTGACGAAAGCGAATGGGAAGAAATGGAAGTCGATGTTCTCTATGTCGAAACCACTGACCGCTCGTTTGCCCGCGAACACTTCGCATTTATCAATGGGGTAGGTAAGAAAAAGATTGACGAATATGACAACCATAAGCAGCGTGTTCTTAGCTATCGTCTTGATGGTAACACTACCAATCAAGAATACGCACTTGCTGCTGAAAAGCAGACTATTTGTGAAGAAAACGATGTTTATCCTATCAATAAAGAAGACGAAGAAAATCTCGGTATTCCCGGAACTCTTACTCACCTTGCTGCTATCAAAACCATGAAGCCAGAAATTCTGAAATTCATTGTGAAGAATCATAATAAATTTTGGAAGGATGAGGTAGTTGATGCCGCCGAGTTTAGCTTTAACAAGCATCTTTACAACAAGGCGCAGGTTCCTGTTGACAACCCCGAGTTTGTTAAGTTTTTGACTGATTTGAATGCTATCATCAAGGAACTGTTTACTAATCCTAGTCAACTGTCAACTGTGGTTAATGAAGCATATGCTTCTTATTCGAAAACAGTTTATGGCACAAGCAAGAGTGTTCACGACACCGCCCTGCTTAATATTGTATTGAAGATTTATCAGAGGCTCGGTGGTACTTACCCGGTTCCTGATACGGTATTGTCACATAGCGAAGCCGGTCATGATCTTTACAACTTCCTACCCGCTAATATTAGGGACAAGGTTAAGATTCTTGGAGGGAAGAAGTGAAGCGTTTTCTCTACATTATTCAAACTAAGCACAACAACACCTTAGGATTTGGGGTGTGTGATGTTCCGGGCAAGCGTTTACAATCCTATGTAGCGCACAGTGCCTGCCCGCAAGAGTTTGCTTGTTTGTATTACGGGGACAAGACCGACATTGACGCTCTTGAAGATTATATCAAAAATGAGTGGTCTAACCTGCGTCTTCATATTAATGGGAAGTGGAAATGGGAATGGATTGATACCAATGCAAACAAGACAGTTAATGATTTAGTCTCATTGGTTGATACCAAGATTGTAGGGCACCCGATGAAAAGCGTAGGTAAATTGAAGCCCGAATATCTCCCTTTCAAGAACTTCTATTCCAAAACTGATATCAAGAAATCTACTATAAACTATGCTCCTGACAAGTTTTTGGATTTTCAGGCTTGACATCTACTGCTATATAGTGTAATATGTAAGTATATTTAGAGAAAGACACACATGAAATACGCATTGATCGATACAGCTAATACTTTCTTCCGCGCTAGGCATGTGGCTAGTCGAAACGCAGACACATGGGAAAAGATTGGCATGGCTATTCATCTTACCATGGCTAGCGTAAATCAAGTTCAGCGGATGTTCGGTATCGATCATGTGGTGTTTTGTTTAGAAGGTCGTAGCTGGCGCAAGGATTTCTATCCTCCGTACAAGGCTCATCGTAAGCTTGATGAGAGTGCGATGACCGAGCGTGAAGTTGAAGAAAACAAGATGTTCTGGGAGACATACGAAGCGTTTACTACCTATCTTCGTGAAAAGACTAATACAAGTGTATTGCGTGTCCCCAACGCAGAAGCAGACGATATCATAGCTAGGTTCATCGCACTTCATCCTGATGATGAACACTTTATTATTTCTAGTGATACTGACTTTGTGCAATTGATCGCAGAGAATGTACATCAGTACAACGGTGTTGCTGGTCAGCTTATCAAGCTAGATGGTTATTACAATGACCGCGGCAAGCCTGTCAAGGACAAGAAGACTGGCGAACACAAGTTGCTTGAGGATCCCGAATATCTACTGTTCAAGAAGATCATTCGCGGCGATGCAACTGACAATGTGTTCAGTGCATACCCTGGTGTTCGTGAGAAAGGTAGTAAGAATAGCGTTGGTATTAAGGAAGCGTTTGAGGATCGCACTAAGCAAGGCTTCAATTGGAATAATTTCCTGTTACAGCGTTGGGTAGACCACGACGATGTAGAGCATCGGGTTAAGGATGATTATGAGCGTAATCGCACATTGATCGATCTTAAAGCACAGCCCGATGATATCAAGGTAACAGTCGATAACATCATTCGTGAAAATGTTCGCACGGAAGTTACTAGTGGTGTGGGCCTTCACTTCATGAAGTTCTGCGGTAAGTATGAACTCACTAAGATCAGTGAACAGGGTGAAGCTTACGCAAAGTGGCTCAACAGTCCGTATAAAGGAATTCTCAATGCCAATTGATCCTGTTTATCTTTGTAAAGACTGCAAGTTTAGCAAGATGGGTCTAGCTAACCGTATTGTTACTTTTAACGGTATGGTTGGTGCAAAAGGATTCATGTATAAATGCACTAGAACTCTTAAGCCGGCCCGTGATGTAATTGATCCAGTAACTGGCCCAGAGCGTATCAAAGCTGAAACTAACTATTGCGAACTTGAACGCAAGCACGGTGACTGTGGTCCCACTGCAAAGTACTGGACAGCGAAACATAAGAAAGATTTATTTAAGATGCTATCAAAGGAACATTATGACTGAATTAGTAGCAAAGCCTATCGTCAAAAACCAATTTTGGATCGTAACTGACGGCGAAAAAAAAGTTGGTAATATTGAAGCTAACAATGCTGGATATGGGGTGCGGTTAAATGGCACCTTCCTTCAGTTCAACAACGCCGAAGACCTAAAAAAGCAAACTCAAATTAAGTTTGCGAACCTAAAGCAATCATCTAATAAGGTTCAGGTTCCGTATCCTGAGTATCCTACTACTGCACGAGTTTATAACTCTGTGTGTGATGTTACTCGTGGATTGCATTTATTCACTAAAACTAAAAAGAGTAAATGCTTACATGCTGCTGGATATTTTGTAGTTGATCAGAATGGTGTCAAATCTGTGCAATTCTGCCCAAAGTATATCTTCATTCAGCGTTATCCATATCAGGGTCCCTACAAAACCTCAGATGAGGCAAATAGACAGATAAATAGTTAAGATGTTAAATATTAAGCGATTCATAGATAAGGTTGCGGTAGCAGAATCCAAGCAAACTAAAGATTTAGTATTGCCGATGTCCGACGCTCGTGGATTGCGTGATGAAATATCAAAGCTATTATCTGATCTTTATGACCTATCACAAGAGCAAAGCACTGCGAAGGAAAATGAAATAGTTCAGATAGAAATTAAGGGTGGCTCATTCTAATGAGTAGAACCCAACCTAATGTACTGTTAGAGTATGTAGACAAGAAAACATACAAAACAGATCAGATCGTAGAAGCCGCAGGAATTTGGGCTGTGTTCTATGATGACCAACCAATCAACTTGAAATCTTCGCATTACTTAGCTAATGATGTTGCTCCTAAATACAAGAAAACAAGCTTTTCAAATCCAGGACATGCTAGAAATTTGTGCAGAAAACTAAACGCACAATTCAAGACTGATAAGTTTACTGTTGTGTTTATGAACAGCGGCAGGGTTGTATACCCAGATGACCTATCCCAAGACCAAAATTGAAATAGTAAAATTAATACTGAATGAAGCTAAGGATGACCCGGATTTTCCTTGGAAGGATATTGCACCAGATAAGTTAGTATTTGATTGGTTTATTACAGGAAGAAATGGTTCGGGATTACGACTCACTGATGCGGGTATGGTTGCATTTGACAAAGCTAAGATAGCATATTATGATTTCAACTTTACTCCTCCTAAAAATGTATCCGGAGCGAGTAACTGGGGAAGATATACATTAATGCTTGATAAAAAGGTCAAATGTCCTTACTACATAGGAGTTAAACTTATTGACAATGGCAAGAAACAACCGTATATTAAAATATACGATCATAGAATAGCAATGATGATGACCTTATATGGCGACTTTCAAAGCTATTTGGATTCAGTAAAATAGTATTATTTTATGTTCGCACTTGCAGCATAAATATAACTCGTAGCACAAGCTACACCACACAACACACACAGGAGAAAAATTATGAAGAATATCGGAATTAGCCTTTTATTGGCCCTCACACTCTCAACCCCAGCACTTGCTTCTTGGAAGTCTGAATTGTTTGCTAAGCTTGATGCAGACAAGAGCGGGGAAATCGCATTTACTGAATTGACTGGCGCAGGTTGCCGCACTCAGCCTAAGTTCTTTATCTATGCTGATAAGGACCGCAGCAATGGTCTTAGCAAAGCTGAATATTTTGACAGCCGAGACCTTCTCGGTCGTTGCAACTAAGGAGTAATCGTAATGATGAAACTTTTAGTGGGCAATACCGTTGACGCCATCCAAACTTCAAAGAAGATTTTTGTCGATACTTTCATCAAACATGAAGGTCTTGCAAAAACAATGACTGAATTCGTAGATGCTCAAACTGAGTATACTAAGAAAGCAATTGATGTAGGTTTTACGACCGGCACCAATATGTATAAGACGCTATCAGATAAGTCGTTTTATACTGATACCATGAAGACTATGCAGGAAACTGCACAATCTTTGTTTAACACACAGAAGAAAGAAAAGTAATGAATAATAAAGCACTATATGCATCACGAGCCGGTTTTATGACCACAATCTCAATGATGATGGTTTTAACCTACGCATTTATCACAGCCATTTTATAAGGAGTTGTATAATGAGCGACAATAAAATTCCAGGACTTCCTGAGATTAAGTTCAATAAGAATGGATATGAAATCCGTTCTGATATTTTGGGCCTAGCTGAAAAGCTAGTTATTGAAGAATACAAGGCTAAGCTACTTGGTTGGGAAGTCTCGCAGAAAAAGGACGAAGAAGGTAAGATTGTTACTACTGTGTCCGTTCCTGAGTTTCCTGGTCTTGAAAAGGTTCTTGAGACTGCTCAAAAGATGTACGATTTCGTAAATCAAAATACAAAGAAGTAAAAACCGGTTGACAATTAATCTCCTTGGAGCTATAACTAGATTATAGCTTCTAAGGAGATTTTATTATGATGAGCAAAGAAGAATTCTACGATTATGTTCATTCATTCTACAACGGCGACGATGGTATTTACAAAGATGTAGACGCAACCTATAACGAAATCGTTGCTGCAACTCGTAAGCTAGAATACATGTATCATAGCAATGGGGGTGAAGAACCTTGCTACGACAGCATCGACCGTGAGCGTGTTCGTGACTTCATTCTAGAAGGTCGTAAGTAATGCCCTACACCACCATCGATGCTATCAAAGATGAAATCACTTTGCTTGAAGAACTTGAATCTTGGGCAAAGAAAGATGAAAAAATCATTGCGGAAGCTATGTATAGGACTAGCCGACAGTCGCTAAAACGAATAGTTGATCGTGTTGAAAACGGGTTAGATTTCTATCTCAAAAAAGTAAAAGAAGAAACTCATCTAGTCTATAAGGTATCTGATCGCAAGACTCTTGAGGAAGAATACCCAGCACTTAAGAAAGCTGCCGAACAGTACGATATCATAGAAAAACTCGTAGATAGTACTCCTGACTAATAAAAAAAGGTTGACATTGGTTACCCATTTTGCTATAACAAATATATAGCAAGGAGATAGTTACATGGCTCGTTATGTTCGTCCCGTTTACAGTGTCGCTGATGTTTTCGCCGCTGCTTGTGCTGCATACCGTATCAACGGTGAATATCTCAAGAATGATGATGTGACTTATTATGATGATGGTCACGAATACAGCCATAAGGTAAATCGTCTTGCTAACAAGACCCTCGTTCATAAGTTCCTCAAGGGCGAACTCGGAATGAGCCTTGAGGATCATGAGCAGGGTGATAAGGTCATGCAGTATTGCCGTGGTCTTACCTTCAAGCTGCTTACTGATAAGCGCCTGTCTGACTTTGAACAGACCATGCTTGCCATCGTTGAAAAGTCAACTACTGACAGCAACTACGACATTGCTGTTGTTGCTTCGCTTCCCGCTAGCTATGAGCGTTCTATTGCTCGTGCCGAACAGAATGTTCGTCTCCGTGAAGCTGCTGGTTGCATCAATGCCGAAGTTGGTTCTAAGGTTGAACTTGACATTGAAGTTGTTCGCTGTAACTATAGTAACGAATGGGGTGTTTTTTATGTCACTGCTATTACTGACGGTGGCGTGGTGTTTTTTGCTCGTAATAGTGCAGTTGACCTCGGTTCCAAACTGCATATCAAGGGCAAGGTCAAGCGTCACAAGGAAGATCGTACCCAGCTTAGCCATGTAAAGGTAATTTAATATGCAAATCGCAATCGCAAATACGGATGGTAATGTTTCGCTTTGGTGCAGTGTCAATAGCATCAATGAAGACGGTTCAATTGACTTTGATGTTATAAACGGCGCCTGGCGCGGTCGATACAATAACGGTAAGGTCTTCGTAGAGTATACTAAGGCTACTTTCCCTGGCATTCTTGTGTGGGTAGGCAGTCGTGGTGGAGACTACAATACTGTTATTCCAATGATTCAGGAAGAGATTGACAATCCTGAATATGTAATGACGCAGCCTGATCAATATGTCGAGCCTGTCAGAGACGAAGAAGATGAATGGGACGATGTTCCCTTCTAATCCTTGTTATCTTCCTATCTATCGTGATGATAAACTGCCGGGTTCAATAAGATTTACTGAAATTTGGACTAACTTTGTTCGTCACAACGCCAACGACATTGTACCTATTTGGGATATTATCAAGGAATATAATGGTACTCTCCTCAAGGATGTTGTTATCTTTGACACTGAACAAGACAAAATGTGGTTTATCCTCAAATGGTCTTGACATTCACCCTATAATGTAGTATAAAGAAGACTATGAGCGCAAGTTATATCAAACAACTGAACGAAGACAACGGACGCCTGCATAAGGAAGATGTTATCAAACAAGCACTAACTGCTGCAAATCTAGGAAGCGATATTGCTATTCGCTTCTTGTGCGGGCTTAAGGCATGTTACAATCCATATGAAACATTTGGTATCAAGCAGATTCCCGAATCTGTAGGTATCACTGGTGCCGAAAATCCTTGGGATGAGTTTTTTGACTTGTTAGAAATGTTAGCAATGCGAAGAATTACCGGACATGACGCCCGTGACGCTGTTGCAGAAATGTCAGAGCGATTTGACAGTGATGAATGGAATCTTTTTCTTGCTCCCATTCTTCGTCGTGATATGCGTAGTGGTATTAGCTCCACTACTGTAAACAAGATTTGCAAGAACACCGTTTACGAGATTCCTATCTTTACATGTCAGCTTGCTACTAACAGCGAGGGTCGTCCTGAAATGAAGGGCACCAAGCGTCTTGAACCCAAACTCGATGGCGTTCGTGTTTTGCTAGTAGTCAATGTCACTGATAGTGGTATCTATTCTACTTGTTACAGCCGCAATGGCAAAGTCTTTGAAAACTTCAAGCACATTGAAGATCAGATTCTTGAAAATCTTTCTGAGTTGATTAGCGCACGGGATAAGGTAAGTATTTTTGGCTCAGACATTACCCGTGGGTTTATATTTGATGGCGAAGTTGTTAGTAACAGTTTTCAAGAACTTATGCGCCAAGCTCGTCGTAAGGAAAATGTAAGCACGGAAGACAGCGTGTTTCATATCTTTGACATTCTCCCTGTTGATGATTTCAAGCGCGGGTATTGGAATGCGCAGCTTCATAAGCGTATCGCATTACTTGAAGCCATGCAACCTGCAATTGACAAAATGCCGAATGTAGAACTACTTCCCCATCTGATGGTCGATCTTGATACTCACGAGGGTAAAAGTCAGCTTGAGCGTTATGCTAATGACATGGTTGCTGCCGGGTTTGAGGGCATTATGATCAAGAACCTTGAAGCTCCTTATGTATGTAAGCGCAGCACTGACTGGATGAAGTGGAAGCCCACTATCACTGTTGATCTTGAAGTAATTGGGCTTGAAGAGGGCACGGGTCGTAACAAGGGCCGCTTGGGCGCACTTGTCTGCAATGGTGTTGACGATGGTAAGGAAATTACTGTCAATGCTGGTAGTGGATTCAGTGATGCAGAGCGTGGCAGTCTTTGGGAAGATCGTAATATGATCTTTGGTCGCACAGTAGAGATTATGGCTGATGCTATTACGCAGAACCAAGATGGTACATATTCGTTGCGCTTTCCGCGCTTTGTTCGATTTAGAGACGATAAATGATGCAAGAGCCTACTAAACTTGACAAGTTTCTTGCTAGATTGGATGAAGCTATTCATCCAGAAGATGCAGTATCCGCACTAATTGTCTTGTTTGTAGTTGCTATACTTGCTATATTCTATTAAGGATGATATATGAACATTAAACTTAAAGCAATACTAATTACCCTAGCTGGATTATTCGGGTTGTTCGCTACATTGTATGCTATTGTACAGTACCCGGCAATACTGTTATTCATATTCATTGGTGGTACAGTATTACTTGTGTATAAAGCAGTATTGAACTACCTTGAGTATAATGAAAGGTTTAAGAAATGAGTGATTTGGGTATTATTTTTGAAGAGCCGCCCCAGCGTTGCGAAGGTTGCGGCATCATCGCAGAGACTCGTCCATATGGGCTTAACCACGAAGAAATCTGCTTTGACTGTGCTATGAAAGACGAAGCACTGACTGAAATTCGTGCAAAGCAACTTTTATTTGGAGAAGGCGAATGAAGATTATCAAGAATGAAGAACATCAGTTGACTCGTACATTCACATACGATATCCCTGATGAAGATATTGAGCGAGTATTTGGTTCGGTCGAGCGTTTTCGAGAGATTGTAAGCCATAACACTAACAGCAATGATTGGGATTATGAGCCTGTTGGCGAAGAACCCACTGATGAAGAAGCTGATGCTTTCTATGATTTCTTTGCAGATTATGATTATGAATGCGAAGATGATATTTGGACTGATCGTAAGGGCGGATACGAAACCAATTACGAATTAGGTGATGAATAATGGATGAGTTTGATGACTATGATCCAGTAAAAGACACTGCTGAATGGGCTGAAAAGCTACTAGGCAAAGTTCATGTCTTTGAAGACGGAGACAAGATCGAAGTCGTACAAGTAAAGCGCAGAGACACAGGACCTTGGATTACTTATCATGTACATCAAGGACCGGGAATTCCACGCAAAATGGTGATGATGGCCGAAGAATTTAATGTTACTTACGGCCATTTATTTGGTTTGTTAGACTAAATACTTAATGCTTATAAGAAAAATATTCAGTTTTCCGACACTTACACTTCTCGTAGCACTTACGCTTAGTGCTATTGCTGCCTGGTATTCTATTCTCGGCTTAACCGCAATCTTTGCGGCTGCTGTTATTCCAATCATTATCATGGGTGGTTCACTAGAAGTTGCTAAGGTTGTAACTACAGTATGGTTGCATAGATATTGGGATCGTGCTAGTTGGACATTAAAAGCATATCTTATTCCTGCTGTAGTCGCTCTTGCTTTCTTAACAAGTATGGGTATCTTTGGATTCCTATCTAAAGCGCATAGTGATCAAGAACTAGTCAGCGGTGATGTAGGTGCTAAGGTAGAATTGATTGACGAAAAGATCAAGATTTCTCGTGAAAATATTGCGATGAATCAAAAAGCCCTTGAGCAGATGAACAATCAAGTAGATCAATTACTTGGTCGCACAGATGATGACAAAGGTGCTAATCGTGCTGTTCAGGTCCGCAGACAACAAAGAGCAGAGCGTAATAGACTCAATAATGAAATTGCTGCTGAACAGGAAGCTATTGCTAAGTTGAATGAAGAAGCAGCACCTATTCGTGCCCAGATTCGTAAGGTCGAAGCAGAAGTAGGTCCCATCAAGTATATTGCTGCACTGATCTACGGTGATCAGGTACAAGACGATACAACTACATTAGAGAAGGCCGTTCGATGGGTCATCATTCTTATCGTATTTGTATTTGACCCATTAGCACTATCACTCGTTATCGCTGCACAGCATAGCTATAGATGGTTAGATGATGACTTGAGAAATCGAAAGAAAGAAAAAGAAGAGGCTGAGGAAAAGTTTAAGGAAGTATTCTTCGATAATAAGATTGAAGATGAAGAGGTTAATAAGCTACTAGACGAAGCCTTTGATGATATACTAGATGAAACTGTATATGATGTTCCAAAGGAGGACGATGATGTTTCAGAAACTATTCAACCAAATACTATTCCATCAGATGATGTGGTACGAGAAGATGTACCTGAAACACCTGCTCCCGTTGCAGCTACGCCAGGGGACAGAATGGAACCGAAAGAAGCAGGAACAGTCGAAGACAACGGACTAGTAAAAAATAAACCGATTAATACCGACGGAGTAACATTACAAGAAGCAGAAGGCGGTTATATAAAATTCGAAGGTAAGAGTGTCAGCAAAGAAGCCTTAAGAGGAATGAGACCCGAGTTGTTTCTAAATGCAGATTCAGGTAATCATCCTTCTACTAATTTCGGAACTAGTTTCCCGCAGTTTGCTAAAAAAGGTGACACCTTCGTTAGAGTAGATACCCTCCCTAATAGAGTGTTTAAGTTCAGCGGTACAAAATGGATTGAAATCAACAAAGATCAAACATCCACTTATTTGTATGATGAAGAATATGTTCGATACTTAGTTAACAAGATTGAAGTTGGAGAATATGATGTAGAGTTGCTTACTGACAATGAAAAGTTACAGATAGAAGATTTTCTACTACAAAATAAGAACCCAAAATAAGTTTTGATAAGTAAAAGTATGGCTGACAAAAAATTGAATG